CAAGGTGCTTGGCGTCAGTTCCCAGCCCATGAGAACGCCTGTCCCTCCCGGCGAGGACGAAAGCGGCGTCTGCAATGCAGGCTCCGATGCGCCGGCCGTCTTCGTCAGCAACAGTCCGAAGTCGGTTCCGGCGCCGTTGTTTCCTGCCAGCGTCCAGCCTGTGCCCTGTGTTCCAACCGTCGGATTGAACGCCATGACGACGAGGATGTTGCCGTTGGTCGGTGCGGACGGGAATGTGATCGTGGCTGCGCCAGAATTGTCCACGACGCTCTGAACGATGGTGGGCGGCGTTCCTGCCGAGTAGCCGCCACCGGCAGACGGCGTATAGAACTCCAACGCCGTCTCGCCCGCGTTGACACGCACGGCCTTGAGCGTCTGCCCGGAATAGCTTGCCGGAACGTCGGACAGGCCGGTGAAGGCCGTCGCACCGCCAGAACTCGGCGTGTAGAACTCAAGAGCGGTGGCACCTGCGTTGACGCGGACCGCCTTGAGCGCCTGGCTCGTATAGCTGGACGGCGCGTCGGCAAGGTCCGTGAACAATGGCGCATGAAACTCAAGTCCTGTCGCGCTGGCATTGACACGCACGCCTTTGAGCGACGCGCCGGAATAGCTGCCCGGAACGTCCGTCAGTCCTGTGAAGGCTGTGGCCCCACTGGCACCGCCTGCCTGCAATTTGAGCGTGCTGGACCCGCTGTCGTAGGCGAGCACGAAGCCGTTGGTAAGGGTCGATACGTCAAGCGGAACACCGGCCAAGGCGCCGACGGTCGTCTTGCCGGTCGTGTCGTTGCTCACATCGCCAGTCAGTTGCAGCGCCAGCTTGCCCTTCTTGGCGAGGATGCCGCCTTGCGCCTTGTGCGGCGTGACCGGCCCCGTACCGCCATCCGAGCGTGCGAGAACAGAACCCGGACCGACAGGTGAGCGAATGCCACGGACGCGCGTGATCCTGCTCATTGCTGCGGTGCCAGCACGTAAGGCCGTCCCTGATCCTGCGCACGCTTCAAGAGCCGATCCTTGTAGCCGGGATTGAGCATGTCGAGCAGATTGTCCTTGATGTAGTAATCGGTCGCCCACTTCGCCCACGCGAAGTTCGTGCCGGGAATGAGGCTGTATCCGACACGGCCAGCCTGAGCGCCGCTGCGATCCATCGACTTCCAGAACTTGTCGCTGTCGTAGTCCGGGTCGCTCGAGTAGTTCCACAGCGACTTTGCGATGCGCGCAGCGGCTTGCGTCAGATCGACGGCATCGCCGACAGATGGACCAGCCAGTCTGCCGACCGTCTCAAACGGAGATTGATCCGGGTGTTCCAACTGACTCATCAGCAAATCGGAATAGAGCCCAAGGCCCTGACGTGCGAACCCGCGCCACAAGAGATCACCCGCAGCCTCTCCGCTTGTCGGCAGTTCCGGCTGCTTGCCGTCACGGATGTCGGCCAGCGTGACGATGAGTGTGCCGAATACGAGGTTGTTGGCGATGAACTTCGCCATGCCGAGGCGCCCGCCACGGTTGCCGCCCTGCCCTGTCGCAAACGCCCACATGGCCTTGCCCCAGCCGACATTGTCCGGGTTGGCATCGCCGTAGATGCTCGCGCCCAGATGATTGCGCATGAGGTTGTAGGTCCACGATTTCAGAGAATTGAAATTGCGCACGAGCTCGCCGACGGGCGTTGCCGGTCGTGTGCCATGCAGCGTGATCGCACGCATCTCCGCATCCGGCGCAGCCGTGCCACGTTCCGCCATGTCGCCAAGCAGGTTGCGGTACTTGTCCGCAACATCTGTGCGTGTGGAGCGCAAGAGGCTATCGGACGCGTCCTGTCCTACCAGCGCCTTGAATTTCTCTAAATCCATCTGGCGCACGTTGCGCGGCGTGAAGATACCAGCCTTGTTATTGTCGAACATCAGCGGGTCTTGCTGGCGGATCACATCCCACTCTTTCGCGCTGATCCCGTAGCGCGTGAACAAGTCTTGCTGGCCGGGAAGCAGATCAGCAAACGCACGATCCTTGTCGAACCAATGATCCATGCCGAAGTTGACAAGCTGGTTCATGTGGAAGCGATCGGTCCAGCCGGTGTGACCGCCGTACTTCATCAGCATTTGTTCCATGCGGTTGACGATGCCGAAGCCAGCCCAATCGGTGTGCGCGTGCGTCATCGGACGGGTTGCATCCTGCAACAGCACTTCGCCACTGGCCGCGAGGCGCGAGCGTTCTTCTTTGGAAAGCCCCGCCATCCAATCGACGCTTTTCTTCAGACCATTGACATAGCCTTGCAGCGAACGCCCGCCGTGTTCGCCCATGAGCCGCATCGCAAGCGGGATGTCGCCGATCAGGACAGGCGTTGCACCGGCAGCCGCCAGCGCGTTGATGCCTGTGCGCATTGCCGCGAGATACTGCGCCGCGCCACCGTGCTCGGGATTGACGAGACTGTCGGTCAGCGATGGTATCCAATACTTCTCGGCCTTGTCGGTTGTCGCGGCGATTTCCTTGATGGCCTTGGCGCGCTTGCTGGGCGAGATGTCCGGGTTCTCGTTGATGATCTTCTGCATCCCGTCCGCAACCTTGCGGAACGAGTATTCCACATTGGAGCCGAACATCTTGGCGGTCTCGACATCGCGGGCACCGCGCGAGAGGTGGCTGACGACGTTCTCGGCCAGCGTGCGACCGTTGCCATACTCGGCGTTGTAGTTGTAGGCATCGACCGGCGACTGGAAATGGATTTCGCGGTTCTTGAGGAAGTTGTTGCCGCCATATTTCAGATGCTCGTTGGCGACGAACTGCGTCCATATTTCCGTGAGACGGCGTGAACGCAGGGTGTCGTCCGCCGCAAGAAACTGACCGCCGAAACTCTTGGACCAATCCAGGCGCGGCATGACTGAATCGACCCACGCCTTCGCGGATGCATCGCTGCCGAACCTGTTGCCACCGGCGCGCGCTAGCGAATACGGATCGTGCATCTGAGGGCCAGCCCAATCCTCGAGCCTGCCCTGCGGGATGCCAGCCGCGTGCTTGTCGAACCAAAGCGCGTCGGTGTGCTTCTTGAGCAGTGTGGCGGTGCGCGCTGCGAGATCGCCGAATTTGGTGGCGTCCTCGCCAGCCGAGAGTGCGGCAAACGCCCGCCACAGGTTCTTCTCGTCCGTGCCGCTGAAGGCGTATTGCGCAAGCCCTTCCTGTTCCAGATGGTCGAAGATGGCCTGCATCCGCTGCGCGGAGCCGCGTGTGATGTTTCTGCCGAGGCTGTCGCCTGCCCCTTTGAAGACCTTGAGCGAGCCGATCAGCATGGACTTCAAGACTTCGCCGGGAGCCTTCCACGCAAAGTCGCCGCTCGCAAAGACGCGATCCTGCAAGTTGGCGTTCGCGAGTTCGCGTTGAGCCGCCATCATCTTCTTGGCGTCCTTGATGAACTCGCGCTCTTTCAGGAAGTTGTCGAGGATGGTGTTCGCAGCGGTCGGGTTGCCATTGGCGCCGTCGATCGCGGCCTTGAGCTTGGCACCATTGCGCGAAACAGCCTTGTACTCGCTGGCCGTCAACGCACGACCAAGAGCGGCCTCGATCTCTCCTCGGCAATTATTCGACGGCAAGTTTCACCCCCTGCGCCATTGCGCATTGCACCGCCGCCTGAACGGACTTGGTGAACTCGTCGTGCGTCATCTTGGTATCCGGCTCATGTTCCAGCGGCGCTTCGTTCACGGCCTCGTCAAAGGCTTCGCCGCGTTCCGGCTTGAGCGCCGTCACACGCGCCTTGGCGTCTTTGACAAACTGTTGCGCGAGCGCATTCGGTTCTTCTGGCTTCGTCTCAAGCGATTTGATGATGGGCACGCTCGACGGGGCAGGCGTGTTCTTGAGCGCGTCCGGCATGGCAGCGCGGGCTGCATTGTCAACGGCCTGCGCCTTGAGCGGATCGGATGGAACGCCGCTACGGAACGGGTCCACACTGACAGGATTGTCGGCGGCATATTGCGCCAGCGCGACTTGCGCCAACCGTTGCTTCTCGGCAACACTATCGGCGGATTCCTTCATCAGATCGCGGATGCTCGCGAGCGTGGCATCTTCCACCGGCGTCCTGTCGGCCTTGGCTTCGAGCTCGGCCAGCCGTGCGCGCAATTCTCCTGCCTGATCGTCGGAGAGAGATGCGGGCGATGTTACCCGCTCGTCTTCTGGTGCGGCTGCGCGCCGTGCAATGACTTCACCGCCCTCAACCCCACCGCGCAGTCTGGCAAGATAGGCCTGTGTCTCTTTTGGTAACACGGCGTCATTGCGGCCAGCCTTGATCCATTCGTTCGCCCTGCCGGGACCGGCGTTGTAGCCGACGGCCTGCGCTTCGCGGTCATTGGGAAACTTCTTCTGAAGATCGTCCAAGACGGCTTGCGTGACCTTGGCGTTGTATTCCGGCTCGCCCAGCCGCGACGGATCAAAGCCGAGCGTCCTTGCCGTCTCAGGCATGACCTGCCCGCGCCCAACAGCACCTTTGGGAGAGACAGCCGTTTCACCGCTGCGCTCAAGTCCATAAACATCGCTCAACACGAGACGGCCAGCGGTTGCCGCCTTGATCGTTTCCGGCGCGACACGCGGACCAAGGGCGCCGTGCATCAGTCCGAAGAGGGCCGCACTCTGCGTCATGTTGCTCAACATCGACCAGGAGCCGATGTCTTCGTCATGCCCCGTCAGATGGGCCTGCGCTGACTCCATGCCGCCCGCGTAGGCCGCTCCCATGGCAGCCCCGATTCCGGCCCTCACCGCCAAGCCGCCCCGTGCCACGTCCGCTACAGCCCCAAAGGCAGGACCCAGAACAATGTTGCTCGGATCGGACAAGCCAGCAGCCAAGGCTGCCGTCGAGTTGGTGACGAAGCCGCCACCGCCACCGCGCTCAAGCATGATCTGCGCCTGCTTGACGCGGTACTGGCGATCGACCTCCATATTGATCGCACCACGGCTCATGCCGGTCTTGGGAATGAACGCCGCGTCGTAGCCTTGCGACTGCACCAGCCGGACCGCATCGTCATGGCTGACGGGTGTGGGGTCTTGGAAGTCGCCCCAGGCGCGCGCCAGTCCCGTGACGACGGGCGATTGGCCGAAGTTGGATCGGAAGGCCGCGCCCCATGTGCTCTGTGCGGCACCGCCCAAGTCCGGCTTGGACAGCGTCGAGCTCTCAATGGGAGCAGCCGGTCCGCCACTGAGGACCGGGTTGAAGGGAAGTCCTTGAGAGGACATCAGGGTCTCGGTTTGCCGAACGGTGACGGCGGAACGAATGTCGTGCCGTCAGTCGGCTTGATTTCAGGCAAGGAGCCGGGGTTCGTCAGGAAGCGCCCGATCTGGTTCAACGGGCCACGGATGCCGCGTCCGATCTTTTCCAGATCGGTGTAGGGGACTTCGACGGGAACGCTCGCGCCCTTCTGGTTGCGCTCATAGACCGGCGAACCGAACTGGTCGCGCAGTTGTGCGCCATCGCCTTGCGCGTTCGTCACCCAATGGCCGTAGTCGCGCACATCTTGCACATAGGCCGTGCGTTGCGCTTCGCCTTTGAGGCCGCTGAAACTAGGCGGCGGGATGATGTTGTGCGTGTCGATATGCGCCATGACGTTCTCGGCACCATCGGCCACGTCCCTGTCGTCTAAGTTCTTGGGGATGCGCAGGTTGCTCCTGATGTTGAAGCGGTCCAGCACCATCGTCTGCGCCAGATTGGCTGCCGTGGTCGCATCGACCGTGCCGCGCGCACGCATCACATCCGAGATGGCGTGGACGTAGGAGTCCACCAGTTCGTGCCCGTTGGTCGTCTCGGCGAAGGTGGCGGACAAATCCTTGAGCGCCTTGGCGGCGATCATGTCGGCAGCAGCCCGCGGCTTGCCGGACGACAAGGTCAAGTCCTCGTCCTTCAGCACAGACGCACGGATGATCTCCTGACCCAAACTCCATGATTTCGGGTCGCCCATAAGCTGTGCGGCGGCAAACACGCCGCCCTTGAGAACGCCATTGGCTTGCAGTTCATGCGCCACGCCATTCCAGTAGGGGCCGGTCAAGGTGCGCAGGTTGGAGAGCGTTGTCGCCACCGTCAGCGCCCCTTCCGGGTCTTGCGTGGCAGCGCCGATCTGGGCCGCTACGTCGCGAAACAATTCCTGCGGCAGAATCCTGACCGGATTGGCCGGATTGATGGTGCGCTCGGCTGAGGCAACCGCCGTCGCATAGGCTGCGAAGTCCTTCGGGTCTTTGGTCTGCAGGAACTTCTGATACTTCGCGTTGACGGTGCCGTAGAGTTGCGGATTGTTCAGGAAGTATTGCGCCCCGTCCGACTTGATCCCCTCGTCCCGCGACTTGATCGCCTTGAGAATGGCGTCGTACTGGCGTTGCAGCGGTGCCAACTGATCCGGCGTCGTGCTCGGATCGCGCATCCGCGCTTGCAGCGCAGGAAGGGCGTTCTGTGCCGCAGCGTCCGAGACATTGACCATGCCCTGAGACGCGGTGCCGACGGCCAAGGCATCCGCCAGTTGCCTGCGTTGCTCGGCCTGCCTCACTTCAGGATGATCGCCGTGCGTGTCGCCCGCGATAAGGACTTCGGCCTGATCGGCCCGCTTTACGTCGCCGCTCTCGATCGCCTTGTAGATGCTGGGAAGTGCCTGCGCGGCAATCTCGCCCTGCACATCGTCATTGGCACCGACGGCCTTGTCCAGCTTGTCGATGTACTCGCCATAGTTTTTGCCGAGATACTGGCGGTAATCGTCCTGACCGAGGATTTTTTTGATCGCATCGGCTTTTTCTTGGGTCGGGTTCGGATCGACCATGAAATTGTGCAGCAAACCGGCTGCCGACTGTCCGTAGATGAACTCGCCACCCTTTTGTGTGATCTCTGCAAGGTCTGCGGCGCTGACACCATGCGCGCCAGCAAGGAACGCCGCGCTGTGCGTCCATGCGGCGAAGTTGGCGGGCGCACTGGACGGATCGTCAAAAGCGTGTGTCCCGTAGACGGTACCGGAGTTTTCCAGCGCGATTTTTCCGTTGTCCGACGCAGCCTTCGCCTCATCACCAAATATCTTCTTGGCGAATGTCGAGCGCTGTTCCGCCAGCGCCATCTCGGCAGCTTGTCTGCCCTTGTCGGTGCGAAGGCCGTCAAGAAGTTTCTGCTGCCCCGGCTCGTAGACATCGCGCAGATAGTCTTCTGCCTTGCCGCCCTTCTTCTGATAGTCAGCCCAGTCTTGATCGGACTTGATATTCCAGTCGGTGCTCTTGTTGGTGAAATCGACCGCGTCCTCGGCCTGCTGGCTTTGCTGGTAGGTGTCGATGACATGGCTAGCAGCCTCACCAAGCTGACGACCGACGCGACTGAACGTGCCGGCGGCTTGCTCCCATGCACTGACGCCCAGATCGGAGACCTGCAATCCCTGCTGCGCTTTTGGCGAGTCGTAAGTCGGTAGATTTGGCATCGATTAGAGTCCGAATATCCCAAGGATGCCGCCTGCAATGTTGCCGATACCAGCCGCCGTCTCGGCTGCGGCCTGCGCGCTATCGGCTGCGGCTTTTTCGTTCCATGCGTTCACTTCGATTTGTCCCTGCAATGCCGTCAGGTTCTTGTTGAGCGACATCTGCGAGGCGTTTGCCTTCATCACGTCCATCGCTGAACCGGAAAGCGAGAGGTTGTTAGCACCAGCCGCAGCCTCTGTCGTTCCAGCCAACTCGTAGGCTTTGCGGTTTGCCTGATCGAGTTGGATGCCGGTCGAGAGTTTTTCGTACTGCGCGTTCTTCTTGGCGAAGCCAGCCGCTTCGGCATAGCCGCTCGCGGCAAACAGATCGCCGATGCCGCTGAAGATGTCGCTGACGCCTGATGCAAGCTGACCCATTTCAAACGTCCGTTACGTTGTCGAAACCGCCGACGGCGAGGATGCCGCCGGGATAGGGCTCAGTCTGTTCCCAGCACAACTGCCCGTCGTAGTCGTAATCGGCCTTGACGAAGTCGCGGAAGATGCCGGTCGCCAAGCCGTCGATCCCCAGCGCCGTCACGTCGCGCGGCCCATCGACGGTCAACGTCAGCGGCACCAAGTTCGAGAACGAGCCGCCAATCGAAACCTCGTGCGCCGAATCGACGTACACGCCCATACGGGCATTCCTGACCGTCTTGGCGAAGGTCGGACCATTCTGCGAGCCGATGATCGGGCGCAGCGTCTTGCCGCGGCGGCGGTACTTGTAGCCGAAATACGCCGTGTACTTGGTGATCGGCGGACTGGACTGGTCCACATCGGGACCGTTCACATCGCCATTCACGTCGTAAAGAAACTCCTGATAGTAGTCCGGCAGAACGAGCGGGCTGTTGGTCGAGCACATCGCCTGCCCCGTGTCGTAGACCGAGAAGTTACCGTTCTCGTGGAACGTCGTGGAGGCGCCGTTGCTGAACGGCACGAAGACGCTGCCGTCGCTCGCGGGCGTGAACTCGCCGATGTACTTGCCGTTGATGACGAACGAGACCGGAATGCCGACATGCGGCCACAGCCCATAGTAGGTCACGCCGGTATGATCGCTCGCTTCCTTGAAACCGCACGGCGAGACAGCAGCGTCGAGAAACACCGACGGCGCCATGAGCTTCTGGTTCGCCTTCAAAAGGTTCGGCGCGTAGAGAAACGTGATGAAATCGCTCGGCCCTGACGTGTCGAACACCGGCTCCAGATACTCGATCACCCCGCCGCCAGACTGCCCGCCGAATTGCGCGTAGAGATATTCCGCGGTGTCGTCGGTGCCGTACTGCACGCCAACGGAGCGGTAATCGAGCTTGCTGCCGTAGAACAGTTCGATGCCGTGCTCCATCGAGAACGGTGCGACATAGGATTGATCGGGGCCGCGCCAGTAGCCGATGCCGAACAACTGGTGGCCGTAGTCGTGGCGATGGCAGAAGGCTTCGCGCTGGCCGGTCGAGCACCAGATCACCGGCTGCGGCACGCGCTGGAACTCGACATGGCCGATGCCGTTGACCGTCAAATGCTGGCAATCCTTGGTCAAGTCCGCCGCGTTCGGACGTACCTGATAGGCCGTCACGTCGATGAACGACTTGTATTCCAGAAGGCGGCGGCGATTGCCCTGCACGAAAGCATTGGAAGCGGTAAGAGGGACGCTGCCGACTTGCGCGCTGGTGTATTGCGATGTGCGCTTGGCCTGCGCGCTCGTCGGCGTCAGAGGATCGTTGAGGTTCGAAGCTGAGATGACCCACTCGCTCATGTCGGTGTTGACGAGAACGCCATCCAGCGAGGAGGCGATGGTGCAGACATGTTCGTTGCCTGCCGCGTTCAACACCATCGCGATGCCGTTGCCGTCCGAGACCGTCCCATCGGGAGCGGTTGGCGTGAAGGTGAAGCCCTGATCCGGTGCGCCCATATCGACGCGGTTGGCAAGTCCCTGCGAGCGCACGATGGAAAGCGTATCGTTCGACTCGCGCGTCTGGGTAAAGCTCGACAGGATCACGCGGCCTTCATGATAGGCGCCGCAGGACGGCCAGCCGGTCGTGTCGCTGTAAAGACCGAGGCGGTATTCCCAGACCGTGTTGTTGTTGCGGAGATCATCGCCGAGGATCGTGACGACCGCCTGATAGGGCGAGATGTAGGTCTTGATCATGCCCCACGTCCACTGGATCGTGAGCGTCTGAACCTGCCAGTTCACCACATCGGTGTCGGGTTGCTTGTTGGTGTTGATCGCCAGCGCCTTGTAGATGATGTCGTCGAAGGTCACCTGGTCGTTGACCGCATACGTGGTCTTGTTCGACCATGGCTGCGGTCCAACTTTGAGACGGATGAGGCGACCGGCAAGGCCGAGAACGCTGTCGGTGGACGGTGCCGTATCGCTGGCATCGGTCAGCGAGAAGCGGTTGGCTGCAGCCTGCCCTGTGGTCGTGCTGGTTTGTCCGGCGACCGCCGCACTGAAGTTGACCGGGAGCCAGAAGGTCGGCGATGAGGCGGGTGTGTGGCCGCTGCCCGCCTGGATGCAGACGTACTGAATGGCGGATGAGACGACGACAGCACCAACCACATAGGAGATCGCACCGGAATAGGTCGGCGGCGTGGTGGACCACCATGTCGGGCTGGTCGTCGGCGCATGGTTCGTGTTCGCCGTCTGGATCGAATAGTAGACGGTCGGCACGCCGAAGGCATTGTTCGGCGTGCTGGTGGAGGGTGCACCCAAACCATAGGTCGTGCCGCTGTTCCATGTCGTCGGCACCAGTGCCCAATGCGCATCGGCGACGGCAGGGAGCGCATTGCCGGTGTTGCTGTCGATCAGCGAGACGAAGACATTGCCGCCGGAATAGACGAGGTCGCCCGTGTTGTAGGTCAAGGTCAGGCTGAACAAGTTGAGCGTGACGGTGATGTTGCCGGTCGTGCCGCTGACATCGACGGGAATCGAGTCGCCGATGCTGTCGTAGTACGGCCCGTCCTGAAACTGCTCGTAGATCGGGTTCATCACCCCGCGCGAAGTCGAAAACGCGATCGGCGGAAACTGCGGCGCGATGATCGCGGCCTTGTGATCGACCGCACTGGCGAAGCGGCCCTGCTCGAACAGCTTCTGCGAGGTGTATTGCAGGATGCGCACGTCTTCCGTATCGACCACTTCGAGCGAACCGATGTTGGCCGGGATGACGAAGTTGAAGATCAGATCCATGCGCGCGGTGAACGTCGTAGCAATCGGCGTCGTCAAAGGCGCCGCGGTCGCCGCATCGGTCAGCGTGCAGGTGTTCGCGCCTGTAACATTGAGTAAGAACTCGCGATTGCACAGGAACGGCGCCTTCTCCATCGCGGCAATGGTCGAGAAGTGGATTTTGACCGTCGCCCCTGACACAGTCCAAGCCGTCGGAAAGTTGGACGCCATAGTGAAGGTCGGCGTGCCGCCCGTGGATACACTGGCGATGTTGAGTGTATCCTGAATGATGAGTTGGCCGTTGGCCCACAGGCGAATGATCGAGTCGCTCATCTCGGCGACATAGCTTTCGACCGCCGAGAATCGGAACGGCAGCACGATGGCGTTGCGGCCCTGATAGGAGATGCCGAGACGGCGCCAACCGGAACGCGGCTTGAGGCTTCCTTCCATCGTCGGGATGTAGTTCAGGCATTGCGCCAAGGCGGCCTTGTAGCGCGGGTCTTCCGTCTTGCCCTGCTGCGACGGTGCCCACTCACCCGCCGTGAACAGAGACTGTTGAAAAGACGCGTCAGCGATGGCACGTACTCCTCAGATACGAAGCAGCCGCTTCGAGGAGTATTGGGTCATCGAAAAACGTTCCTAGGCCACGATTGCATGGATCGCAGAGCACACCGCGCACATGCTTTGTCTTGTGGTCGTGATCGACATGCAACTTGCGGCCATGAGAGTTGTATTTGCCGCAAATTTGGCAGCCGTACTTTGACATCTCTTCGTATTGCTCAACGCTAATGCCATAGGTGCGCTTGAGATGCGCCTTCCATGCAGTTTCTTTGCGTTTTGCAAGAACTGATGGCTTTGCTAGAGAGCGGGCAATAGATTCCTTTTTGCGCCGCTTTCTTTCCTCCTCAGTCAGGAGAACGCGCGGCGACGCAACGTATCGTTTGCGCTGATTTTTATTTGTCGTCTCTTTGCCGCGCTCCGACTTTTTCCAACGGCGCTTTCCTTCGCGCATGACTTCGCGACCTTCTGGCGTCTGATAGACACGAAGCTTTGCTTCTCTGCACGCCGCCTTTCCTTCTGGCGTAGCGCGGTACGCTTTCATCCAGAGACGATTACGTTCACGAGCAACTGCTGATTTAGCCATCGAGCGCTACCCATTCGGGAAAGCGCGCACCGCCGACGAGGTGCCATTGCGAGCCGTCCGGCAGGGCGATGATCTTCGGCTTGGAACAGCCGTCCACAAGGCTGTCGCCTTTTCTCTCCTTGACCATCTGGACCAGCACCGGATCGTCGCGCGGGATCAGTGCCACCATGAAGTCATTGGGTGGCGTGCCCGCGTACTTGCGCGCGATGTAGTCGGCGACACCCGCCTCGGTGAGGATGTCGGCACGCTCACAGGTGCGAACAACGATCTCGATCATTTCAGAAACGCACCGCGATGAAATCGTCCATCGGCGGTTCGGTCGGTCCCGTCTCAATGCCGTTACGCTGCCGCGCTTCATTCATGAATTGCTTGTATTCGCTGGCGATGGAGGCGAGCTTGGGCTGGCTTTGCGTCAGCAACTCGCACATCTCCAATGCGATGCGCGCCGCAAAGCCTTCGCAGAACAGATCGTCCATGAGCGCCACCTGCGTCACGTCGGCGGCAAAGCGGAACATGATCGGGCCGGGGTCCATCGAAATCAGGTAGCCGCCCTCGAACACCCAATCGTTATTGATGAGGTTCGACGGAAAGCCGAGATAGGAGGTTGAGCCCGCCTTGGGGTCTTGCGGTGCGTAGAACAAGTACCCGTACGGCAACGGAAAGACGTTGCGCGACATCTGTTCGGAAGCCGGTCCCGTGCCCGCTGGCCATGGAATGACGACGGGGGCAATCGTGGCGCCGGTCAGCAGCGCCCAGCTTGGTCCCGGCGGCAGCGGCACGCCGCCCACGATCAAAAGAATGAGCGGGTTGCCGTTCGCCAGCGAGTAGTAGACGTTCTGGTAGGCGTCGAAGACGATCTCGCCGACACCGTAGGTCGTCGAGGGATCGAGGGCGGATGCGACATCGGAACCGAAGTAGAGCGTCCAGTGCGTCGCATCGTCCGTCGTCGGGTCGTGCGCCAGGTTGCTGGAGACCATGGAGAGGTAGAGCAGATTGTCCGACCCCACCACGATGGCGCCCGCACCGTAGGTCGTGCCGATGGCCCATGCCGGGAACGTGACCTTCTGGCTGGTGTTGCCGCTGAACTGCGTCCAGTAGGTCGTCGCTGTCGCCGGGTTCTGGTTCAGGTTCGGCGTCGCGTGGATCGAGATGTAGTTGAGCCCGTTGTAGCTGACGAGCGAGTTCAGGACATAGGTGACGGTCGCATCCCAGGCCGGGAGAGCCGAGCCGACGGCGCGCAGGAGGCAACGGCGGATCGCAAAGCGCCAGGTGTTGCGACGCAATTCGGCGCGCCGCAGCTTGGAGTAGAGGAAGTTCGCCTCGGTCGCCTGCTTGGTCGTGTCGGTGGCAAGCGATGTGACGCGGAAGGCGCCGAGCTTTTGCAGGCCGCGATTGACGATCGATTCCGGGGTCGTGAATGCGGCCATCTACTCGTTCCTGTGCGTCATTTTGCCGATGATGAGAACGCCACGGTGCGGCGGCAGCGGCGTCGATTTGGCGATGAAGGTCTCGGACATGCTCGCATTCGGCGTCGTACTGATGGAAAGCGTTTGATGGAAAAGGGTTTGCTTCGTCGGCGTCAACGCACCGACAGGCGTGGTGTCGATGCTGACAACCTTGCCGGTTTGCCGCACGATGGCGGCATTGGGTGTCGAGGAGGCCGCGATGGGCTTCAGTGTCGAGCGCACAATGGCGGCATTGGGTGTCGTCTGCGCGCCGACAATCTTGGCATTCGCACGCACGATGGTGGCGTTGGGTGTTGAGTTGGCGTTCACCAGTTTGCCAGCGAGCCGCACGATGGTGGCGTTCGGCGTGGTGTTCTGGGTGACGATTCTGCCGGTCTGCCGCGCAATCGTGGCATTGGGCGTGGTCGTGGCGTTGACGGACTGCGTAAAGGCGTTGGCCCCACTAGACGACGAATAGGCGGCCCAACTAGATGCACGGTTGAAGATCGACCATGGATCGCGCGACCAGCGGATCAGTTCCTCGATGGACGTGTAGCTATAAGACTGTAGCGCCCATGCAATGTCGCCATGCCAATATGAGGTGCCGTTTTTCTGACCTAATGTGATCGTGCCGCTAGGCGTCGGTGAGCCGGGGTTCGTGGTGTCCGATAGCGCCTCAAATCCGGCGCCATCCAGCCGCCGATAGACCAAGGCCCTCGGATTATCCACCGTACCCAAGTGAAAACTACCGGCAACAAAATAGACAGCGCCTGACACGACCGCGCTCGCCGCAATGAGCCCGCTAGCACCACTCGACGCAAAAGTAAACTTGTTGGTGGTTCCCGTGAACAAACGCACGCCGCTCGTTCCCGGTACGTTGTCGGTCAATATGTAGTTCGCGGCATTCGCAGTTGATGTAATTCTCACGAGTGCCGCGACGGTCATGTAGCCTTGCGCGGCTGTCTTATACCCGGCGAACTCGACATCTGTTGTAGTAGGGGTGCCCAGCACCGTGGCGCGTCCAATGACTAGATCCTGCGTGGTCGAGGCGCTGCCGTTGGACGTGCCCTTCAGCTTGCGGACCAGATCGACCATCTGGCCGCCATTCAGGGTCACGGCGAGAAATTGAAGATTGTCCGCGGCGGGATGGCGCCAGTTGATCGAGATGCCGGGGTTTGCACGCTTGAGAAGGGCCATTGGACCCTCCTATGCGTTCGTCAGCTTGACGCCGCTATAGGTCGCGCTGTGACCGGATGAGGCGAACGACGCGCCGCTCTGGTTCTCCACAATAAGTCCCCACTTGCGCGGTAGAATGAGACCACCGAACAGATCGCGCATCGACGGAATGATGATCTGCGCGGTGACAGATGATTGCTGCGTCGGGAAGAAGAAAGGCCCGAAAAACGAAGTCGGCGAACCCAGCGTGATCGAGCCAGCCGTTCCCGTGTAAGCGTCCGTCGTCGCGCTGTTGCCGGTAAATGTTGTCCCATCCTCTGACGCGGCGGCCCAGACATTGATGTATTTGGGCGAGGCGACGGTTCCGACCGCAATGTAGATGGACACCAGAGCGTCGAGATACAGATTCGTGCTGTTATCGATGGAACCGAGTTGCGCCGCCGATCCGGTCGTCAGCGAATTGAGCGCCGTCGAGACAGTTATGCTGGCGGAGGCTGCAAGGTTTGCACTGACCGTCGTCATGCGACACCGCCAGCCGTCCAGCTATTCGTCGTGTCCATGAACGTGCCGTAGCGCTGCCACGGATCGAAGTTGTTTATCCTTGCCTGAAATGCCGTCCAGATCGCCTGTAGCGCTGCTTGCGCGTCCGCAACCGTTTGCGCTTGCGTCAGGTTGATCGTGTCAACTATTTCCGTGACGGCGCCGGACTGGATCGCCGTGTTATCGCCAGGCGCTGCGTCCTTCCATGCCGAGACAGTGTTCGCTTGCTGGACAGCGTAGAATGGCTGGCGTGCTGCTGGCACGTCGGCCCACAGCGCATAGCGAAAGACGAGCGGGCTGTTACTCAGCTTTTCGAGGATGATGACGCGCTTCGTGATCGCCACGGCTACGCCTCATGCGCGACAAACGCGAGATTGAACGTGAACGCGATGGAGTCGCCCGAGACGACGTTGACCGCACTGAAGACGCCGTGGATCAGGCAGTTGCCAGCCGTGACGTTGTCGAACAGTCCGGCCTCGGTGATCGCCAGCGAGGAACCAGCAACAACCGTTCCCGTCACGGTGTAAGTGTCGTTCGTGACGGTCGTGGTCGTGCGGCTTTCGGTGCCGACCGTGCGCCCACCCGAAGTCGTCGGAACGCTCTCGGTTTGCAACGCGGTATCGGTGACGGCAGGCGTGGTTGTGCCGATACCCCAGCCGATGTTCTTCGGCGCGGAACCAGCCTGCGTCATGCGCTGCGTGACGAGTGCGGTTCCGGCATTGGTGAAGGCGACGCCGTTAGCCATTGGTCACAACCGCCTCGACGGTTTGCAGATCGGTTTTCTCGGTGGCATATCGGCAACGCGGCGTCTGACAGACAAATTTGCCGTGGGCATTTGACGCCAGACAGGCCCGACAGCGCGGAATCCGATACAGCGTTAGCGTGCCGCGTGGTTCAAGAGCGACATCCATCACGCCACCGCTGCGCGCATTCTGTCGAGCGCGTCCTGATGTTTCTGGCGGGTGGCCTCGGCGGCATCGTGCTTCTCGGCAGCGATCCGCTCGCGCTCGTTGAGCGCATGTTCGCGGCGTCCGAGCTCGCTGTCGCGGCGTGACGCTTCCGTGTTCATCTGCTTGACGTTCGAGGCGTGTGCGCGCAGGGCCGCCATGTGATCCGACACGCGGGCGGCATGGGCGGTTTGTTCGGCCTGAAGTTCGGCTTCGTCCTTGGCGACCTTGGCCGCGCGTGCGTTGAGGTCCGCTTCGAGAGCGGCCAGCCGTTCGGCTTCCTGCGTATTGACCGAAGAGACATTGGCGGCTTCGCGGATTGCGTTCTCGGCGGCAACGCGTGCGTCGTTGTATTCCTTGATCGCCCTCTTCGCGCCTTCCGGATCGGAAAACATGTTGAGCAGCGACAGGACGACCGTGTCGGTGGCGGACGGTGGAGCTATGACGTTTGCCATGGACTCCTCACGTATTGGTGATGAAGTTGATTTTGTCCCCGGGCTGAACGGCAAAGTATTCCGTCTGGTTCGCGGCCATGCGCGAATAGGACGTGGTCGCCGCCGTGCCTGCGGTGCTCACGCGATAGGAGCAGATCGAATCGACGTGAACGCGGATGAAGTTCGTCTTGGCGTTGAAGGCGGCGGACGCAGCAGCGCCGGAGCCGTAATCGACAACCTGCGGCGTCGCCACAGGCGGCTGCGTTCCCATCTGGAACGCCTGCCCCAAGGCGGGCGCCTGCATGTACGCATATTCTTCGACGTAAGCCTTGGTCATGTCAGATGTTCAGCAGGAACGCCGTGGCAAGACGGTCGTCCTCCAGATAGCGGATGCAATGCTGAAGGAAGTCGATCGCATCCATCTTGTTGATGGACTTGGTCAGATCGAAACTGACGACCATGTCGTTGCCCGACGCTGCGACGGTGCCGACAGTGAGTGCATCGGGGATGTTGCCCTGATACGTGCCGCGATTTTGCCCGAGGGAAACGGAAGCCATGTCAAACTCCTTAAGCCGTCAGGCGGCCAGCCAACTGATGTTCGATCGCGCGCAGGATGGCGCGAGCCTGATTCATGGTTGTCACCTGCGCCGGATCGAAGAAGAAAGAGGCGTTGGCGGTCAACGCACCGACCCCTCCGGTGTAGGAATTGTACGCCGTGAGGAACGTGCCCCAGTTCGTGTTCAACGTGGTGACGTGGGCCTGTGTCGGGGTTGCGCCGTCGGCCACGAGCGTTGCGACATTGGCCGCGACTGTCGTGGTTGCCGGTGCTGTGCCGTTCGGATCTGCCAGCGCCCCGGTGGACACATTGAAGCGTCCATCGGGAAGCGCATGGTTCAGAGTGGCCGTGATGACGACATTCGCCATCGCTCAGCCTCAGCCGTACACGAAGAACGCCGAGACACCGAGCTTGCCGGTTCCGGTCGTCACGTCGGTCGTGTGCACAACGGCCACGACATCGATGTAACCGCCCGGATCGGAGGTCAGGCCAAGAGCGTCCCAGAGTTGCTTCTGGCGCTTGTCCACGCCGTTGTTGCCGCTCTCGTTGATCTCGTCCAACGACTTGACCGCTGACGCGCAGTCAATGTCGGAGGCCCAGAACTGGTCGCCCGTCGTCGGCACGATCACGCCCTGGTTCGCCACCGGCGTTCCATCGGTCGTGCTGTCCGAGTAATAGGCCGAGAGGTTGAACTTGCCGGCGCCCTGCGCTTCGGACTCGAAGAACAGGTGCTTGACAATCGCCTTGGTCGGAAGGCGCACGAGACGGTAGGTCGATCCGGCAGCCATCGAGGCCGAGACGGTGACGTAGCCGTCTACCTGATGGATGACGCCGGGGGCGCCGTGACCTGCCGTGTTTTCCACAACAGGCGCGGCATCGAGGTTGGTGATCGCCGTCGATTTAAGGGCTTCGGTTGTCATGTATTATCTCCTATCCCTTAGACGGTGATGTCTGAGCCGGTCGTGTCGGCAGCGCAGATCTGGACGACTTGTCCAAGCTGCGTGCGCGTCGCGCCGATCGAGAGCATGACGTTCACGTCCCAGGGATTGCTGGACAGTTCCGGGCGGCGGAACACTTCGGTCTTCAAGTCCTGCCACACGCCCATGTAGATGCCGCTCTTGCTGAAAGCGAGGCAGCCGCGCGTGTTGGTCTTGGAGTCCTTGTCGGTGATGACCGGCAGACGTTCCGAGACAACGATGTCGAAACCCATGAAGCGGGTCACGAGACCGTCAACCAAGACGCCGCCGCGCGAATTGAAGTCGCTGGACGACACGACGGCGGAGTTGCGCAGATCGGCGTGCTGCTTGGAGCCGATGATGAGCGTCGCGGACGGGTCTTCGTCGAACGCATGATTGTGTTCGAGGATGCGGCGGGCTTCGTTGAGCTTGCCGGGGGTGAGGCCGGTAGATGTCGAGCCCGAGTCGAAGTCGGAGGCGACCTGATAGGCCGTGTCCCAGGCTTCGGTCGTGAGCGAGCCGGAATCGGCGCCGATGGTCGAAGTCGCGACTGCGGCGCGGATGATCTCGTCATCGATGGCGCGGTTGCAGGCTGCGGCTGCCGAGGCGACGATCTGCGACTGCGGATCGATCGGGGTCTTGAGCAGATCGAAGTTGTCGATCAGCACGTCGAGTTCCTTGTCGATGGGAACGATCCAGCGACGCGAATAGTCCTGCGACGTGGCGTTCTTGGGCGAGAAGCGGCCCGCGGGCACCTTCATCTGCATGGCGCCGATGTACTGCATGGGCGACGCCATCTTGGCGCCTGCGTGCATGCCTTCGAGCACGCGGCCACGAAGCTTGCTGTCCTTTTGCTGTAATTTGAGTTTCAGCAGTGTGCTGAACTGGACCTGAAACAGGTCCAACAAGCCGGTATCGGCCATCGGATATCTCCGTTCGAGTTAAACCAAGTCGTCTTTTGGCCGTGCCCGAACGGGGGCCTGTTCAGTTGCTCGCGCCGCGAAGCGGGTGTGCGAACGAACGCGAGATTTATGCCGGATCGACTGAGCCGCAACGCACCGTCGTCAGATTTTGATTTCCATGGCGATGAGCGAGCCGAAGCCCCACCCGACAATCAGTCCGGCGAGGCCAGCGGCGATGATGACAAGCGCCGCCCTCACAGAAGCCGCCCGAGAAAAAGCTCGCGCACAACGGCAATCGTAAACGCTGAGGCGACAATGGCGACACAGATTTGAATCGTACTCCAGACCACTTTGGAAATTCCGTCTTCGATACTCATTTCTTTTTGACCTTCTTGGACATGAACCTTTTGTTGGCGGTTGCGATCGCTTCACCCTCGGGTACGCCCCGGCGCAGCATGGCGTTCGCCTGTGCTGCCGCCGAGGCGGACTGAGACTTGGAGAGCTTCTTGTTGTGCTTCGACTTGAACGACTCAGCAGACCATGGCAACGGACTTCTCCATCATTCGCCTACGACGCAGCATGTCAGCGACGTTTTGTTTTTGTGTTCCTGCGTACAAATGCTGCGGATTGACGCAGGCCCTCGTATCGCACTTGTGCAGAACGCCGAGTCCATCTGGCACCGAACCATTGAACGCCCAAAACGAGATTCGATGCGCCTTAAACCACGGCGAGTCCCTTAAGCGGCGAAACTGACCGTAACCATCGGAGTCAAGTTGCCGCTCCCACAGCCAGCAACCTGAGTTTGGATCAATGACGGCACGCTCGCGAATGTAAGTCTGCATCTGGTCGCGATTGTCCCAGTCGTATTGTGATGTCCAAGTCATCACACGAGCATCCTTGTCAGGCCGTCGAGTTCGGCACGTGCGCGCGTGTCGCCGCTGAACAGGCGTTGCGCGAACTGCTTGTCCGACATGAGTTCGCTCACCCGCGCCTGCGCACCTTCGCGCGTCATGATGCCTTGCGGCTGGCCGTCGGGAACCTTGATGAAGCGGTCCTCGCCCATCATCTGACCCATCTTGAGAAGGGCTTGCGCCATCTCGGTGCGTCCGACGACGTTGACCATCTTGTCGAGCAGGTCTTTGCCGAAGCCGAGTTTCTCGGCAGCCTGATTGGCGATGAAGGTGTTGGACTTGAGGTTGGTGCCCCACGACTTCGCCAGTGCATCGGCTTCCTCAGCGATCTTGGCTTGCGCTGTAACAGCTTCTGCCTTGTCCTGATCCTCCATGAACTTGACGACCTGCTTGACGATGCCGGGAGCGGCATCCTTCGGCACGCCGTTGTCGAGGAAGGCTTTGGACATCGTGTCCTTGAAGGCATCGTCCAGTTCGGTGCCGTCGGTGAACTTGATGTCCTTGAAGTCGTAGCCCTTCACGTCGGCTGGGACGCCAAGACGCTCGAGCATGGCCTTGCGCCCTGCCTCGTCGCTCGCATCCTTTGGCAAGCGCAGGAGTTGGTTGGCGGGAACGCCGAGATGCTTCTCGGCTTCGTGATGCGCCTTGACAGCCGCCATCGCCGCCTCATTGGCTGCCATCTTGTCCCAGCCGCGGTTCTGGATGCGTCCGATGGTTTCTGCATCGGCACCGTCGAACCATGCTTTTGTCACGGTCGTGGTGGTGGTCGTGTTGTTCGTATTATCCGTATTATTGCTGGTGTCGGTATTCCCGGCAGCACTCATGGCTTATCTCTCTTTTGTGCCAGATCGAATTGTTCTTCCGGCGTCAGGTTGATGGCGCGCGTGATGCGCAGCCATACTTGACGGCGGCCTTCGCGGATCGCGGTTTCAACCGGATCGTTGGATATGGCCGTCGTCGAGTTCGCGTGACAGAAGTCCATCAGGTCGGCGAGGACTTGCATGTCTGCCGGATTGATCCGGCTGAAAACCATCTGGTAGTAAGCGCGGCGCCTCCTGAAATAATCGAGGATCGCGTCCATTTACTTGACCAGCGTGTAGTACAGCGTGTCGCGGTTGAAGCCGTCTGAGCGCACGCCCGCGCAGCAGCCGATCATCCAGCCTTCCTCGACAAGAAGTTCGAGGTTGTTGAAGGCGTCTGGATCGCCGATCTCGACCGAAATGATCCTGATCTTGCTGTACTCGACAGCGGGCGCGGACGCCTTCTTTGGCTTCGCCTTGCTCATTGCTGGCCTTGCTGCTGCACAGCGGGCGGCATCGGATTGCCGGTGCGCTTGTTGACCTGCGCCTGCGCCTTAAGCATCGCCGCTTGGGCCGGAAGGGCTTGCACCGCCTGTTCCTGCTGCTTCGCCTTGGCGCGCGAGTCGCGCTTGGCGGCGATCTCGTCGGGTGACGCCATCCAGCTATCGCGCACATCCTGAATCTTGGCGATCTCAGGAATGGCGACATCGAAGTTGAAGGCGTCGAGGATCGACGGGTCTTGCATCTGCCCCGCCACTTCCAAGGCGCTCTCGACCGTGCGCAGGAAGCCGGAAGCCTCACCGGCACGCGCCGACTTGAACAGGGGCGAGGTGTAGACGATCTTGTACTCGCCACGCGCTTCTCGAAGGATCGGTGGCGGTGGCGGCAGCAATTTCAACTGGAACGCAAGGTCGAGTTCACGCTCGATGGTGGCGTCGAGATATTCCGTCATGCCGCCGACGGTCGGCGCGAGGAAGACGCCTTTCTGGTTGATGAGTTCGATCACCTGTGTCGCCGTCATGTTCGGGTTTTCGACAAGCGACTGGAAGATGGAGGTCAAGGTCACGTCGCCGATCAAGGCACGTTCCTCGTCCATCATCTCCTTGGTGATCTGAATGTTGCCCGGTTCTAACGCATGTACTAACGGCTTGCCGTCGGAGTTGACGCCGCCCTTGTTCAAGGCGCCCGGCACCAGAGAGAAATCCGTCAGCCCGTCATCGGCAGTCAGCAGCACCGGATCGGCGGCGCGATGACCGGCCTTGAGAAACACCGCCTTCTCGGCGTTCAGGGTCTTGACCGCGGGCAGCACGTCGCCGATGGGGCCGATGCCGTAAATCTCGTTCGGCGTCAGATTGTAGCGCGCAAAGGCGAGCGGGAACGAGGTGTAGCCGCCTTCCTGCATCACGCGCCGTTCGGTCTGCGAGATGTAGCAGGAATAGTACGGCTTGCCGTTGACGCTGAGCTTCTCGTCCGGGTCGTAATCGGTGTTGGGGTAGACGCAATGGAAGAAACTGAAAAGCTGCTCGCTCTGCTTGTCCTGCGCCTCGTCCAATGCCATCGGCAGCATGTCGTGACCGAACTGCTGCATCGCCTGACGCGCCGTCATGCGGAACGGACGCACGAAGGAATCGACGCGCCCCTGGAAATTGGTGCGGATATACGTCTCGCCCAACGGGAGTC